GAAAAAGTAAACTGAGTACATGGGTTTTAGATCACTGCCATGATACCAATACCTTTCGTGGTTGGGTGTGTTCACATTGCAACACTGGATTAGGTGGTTTTAAAGATGACTTGACAATAATTAAAAAAGCTGTTAAATATTTAAAGAGGCATAAGGAGAGTTTAGATGATGCACAAACCACCAAGGATTAAGTACTACGTAGAGTATGAGATCAATGCAGAACATGATACAGAGAGTATAACTATGTTTGCTCATGGGCCACAAATGGTACGAGATATACTTGATAGTTATATTGTAGCTAAGATAGAGGAAATTGAATGAATGTTGTAACAGTTTTAGATGTAGAGAATACTACTATTAAACGTAACAATAAACTTATGCTTGATCCTTTTGAATCTGAAAATTCATTGACAATGGTAGGAATGTTAAATCACTCTGGAGAAAAGATAGTTACATTTGATCATAGTGAGCAACAACCTACTACTGAGGGTGGAAGTATTGTCCAGAACATTCTGGATGATACCCACCTCTTGGTGATGCAAAATGCCATACACGATTTAACATGGTTATGGGAATCTGGCTTTACCTATACTGGAGAGATCTTTGATACTATGCTTGGTGCTTATATAATCCAACGAGGACAGAAAGAACCATTGAGTCTGGAGTACTTAGCAGAAAGATACAACTGTGATACACAGAAGATGGGTACACTAAAGGATTACTTCAACAGAGGATATACGACCAGAGAGATACCACATGAGGAGTTGTCACAATACTTATCTGCTGACTTACATGCTACTATGGAGTTGTATGATAAGATAAATGATCAGCTTAACACACACGATACAGGCTTAGTGGATACCGTAAAACTAACCAATCAAATATGCATACATCTTGCACGTATCTATCAGAAGGGTTTTAATGTTAATCAAGAAGCACTTGAAGAAGTACGTAAAGAGTTTGAAGCTGAGAAGCAAGAGTTGTTAGCTAAGTTACAGTTGCAGGTGCATGAGCTAATGGGTGACAGACCTATTAATCTTAATAGTCCAGAGCAGTTGTCTTGGATTATCTACAGTAGAAAACCTAATGACAAACCTATGTGGGCTAACTCATTTAGTTCAAGGCTAACACCATCTGAGTTTAGATCTATTACTAAGCAGAACTCTGTTGTATTATACAAACAAAAGGCACGACAGTGTACTACATGTAGGGGTACAGGTAAGGTACGTAGAACTAAGAAGAATGGTACACCATTTGTTAAAACAAGTAAGTGCTTAGAATGTAAGTCAGAAGGGTATCTCTTTACTAATACAGATACTATAGCAGGTCTAAAGTTTGCTGCACCTAACCCCGATTGGGTAAGCGCACACGGATTTAGTACCAGTAAAGACAACCTTATAAAGCTAGAGACCAATGCTAGAGAAAGAGATTTTAAGACTGCTGTTGTATTTTTGCAACGGGTTAGAAGATTATCAGCACTAGACACATATTTATCTAGCTTTGTTGATGGTATATCTACACACATTAAATCAGATGGTATGCTACACGTTCAGTTACTACAGCACAGGACAGGTACAGGCAGGTTGTCTGGAGCTAACCCTAACATGCAGAACATGCCACGTGGTCAGACGTTTCCTGTAAAGAAAGTGTTTGTGTCACGATGGGAAGGTGGTAAAATACTTGAGGCAGATTTTGCACAGTTAGAGTTTAGAGTTGCTGCATTCCTTAGTCAGGATAAGATAGCTATACAAGAAGTGTCAACAGGATTTGATGTACACAGTTACACAGCTAAAGTTATCAGTGATGCAGGGCAGAAGATATCACGACAAGATGCAAAGGCACATACATTTGCTCCCTTGTATGGTGCAAGTGGATTTGGTAGGACAGAAGCAGAAGCGTCCTATTATCAACAGTTTACTACTAAGTACAAAGGTATATCAGAGTGGCATAAGAGATTAGCTAATGAGATACTTACTACTGGTAAAATAAAAACACCATCTGGTAGAGAGTTTACATGGCCCGATGTACAGCGTAGACGGAATGGAAGTGTGACATATTTCACACAGATAAAGAATTATCCTGTTCAATCCTTTGCAACTGCTGACATTGTACCCATATCTCTGATATACATAGATAAGTTACTAGAAGCAAATAAGATGGAAAGTTGTATAGTAAATACAGTACACGACAGTATAGTTATTGATGTACATCCCAATGAAGTAGATAAGGTAATACGAATAGTAAAAGCAACGAATAATAATCTAATTAACATAGTAAATACTAAATGGAATATAGACTTTAATGTACCTTTATTATTAGAGGCAAAGATTGGAGATAATTGGCTTGACACAAAAGATGTGGCATGATATAACTAAGAACCTTATGAGATATAACAGGAGAAATAAATGAACGAGATAGCAAACATAAATACAAATGACTATGCAGCAATGGCTAAAGCTATGGGCATGGTAATGGATACAGGAGCTAATAAAGAAAAAGCTGATGCACTAGCACGTGTACGTATTAACCACTCACCCATCATGGGTAGATCAGAAGTTAAAGGTAAGATGGTTAATGTAGAAGTTGTGAGTGGTGGTACATACAAACTGGACATACCAGATGGACCAACATACTATTCTGATACAGCTACCATACGTCCTTACATGCAAAGGTTTATGCATAAGCGTTTTGTAATGAAGACAGATACTACACCTAATCGGTATATTAAAACTATTATGGCTGACAACTTGAATGTTGATCTAAAAGATAATGATGGTGGTTTTAATTGTGGTAAACCTGCAGGTTATATACAAGATTTTAAATCTTTACCTGAGAAGATGCAAGACCTTCTGAAGCAGATCAAGCGTGTACGTGTACTGTTTGGTACTATAGAGTTAGACAATCCTGTGGATGAGACAGGTGCATCAGTTACGATAGGTGCTACGCCATTCATATGGGAAGTTGAGAACAGAGATGCTTTCAAAACCTTTGGTACAAATGTGTTTAATAAACTTAATAAGATGAAACGTCTTCCGATACAGCACTATGTGAAGTTAGCTACAGAGGAACGTAAGCTACCCAATGGTAGTTGTTTTTATCTTCCATCTGTTACTCTTGACCTGTCTAACACCCTTGATATGGATGATGAAGCACAGGAGATATTTGCTAACTTCTTAGCATGGGTAGCTAACTATAATGGTTACATAACAAATGCATGGAATGAAAGTATGCATAAACATGAAGAGGTTGATAAGAGTACTGTTGATGATTTTATTGACATAACTGCAGAGGAATTTGCTTAATGAAAAAAGAGTCAGAGTCGGAACATTGGTATAGTAAAACAGGAGAATCTGCATATACTATAGTAGGTTCAAATGGCAAAGAACGCAACACCAATTTACGGGATGCTAGGAAACATGGTTACGTACCATCTGTTACTACTATCCTTGGTGTTGCAGCCAAGCCATCTTTAGAGAACTGGAAGATCAATCAGGCTCTGAACTCAGCACTTACGTTAAAGAAAGAAGATGACGAAAGCGTAAACCAATTCTTTTATAGATGTAAAGAACACTCAAAGAGTATAGGTAAAGAGGCAGCAGAGATGGGTACAACCATCCATGCAATGATAGAGCAAGGGTTTGCAGGTGGGGCAGAGACTAAGCCCTACCTAGCAATCAAGAAGTACTTAGACGAGACATTCCCTAACGAAAAGTGGATTGCAGAAGACTCGTTCTGTGCTGACTTAGGTTATGGTGGTAAGATTGATTTACACTCTGAGACAGGAATATTTGTTGACTTTAAGACTAAGGATAACTTGGAGAGTAAACAAAAGACACCTTCTAGTTTAGTATTTCCGGAACATGGTATGCAACTATCTGCTTATGCTGAAGGGTGTAACGTCAAAGATCCTGAGAGGATATCAATTTTTGTAGATAGAAAAGATACAGAACTAATAATACCTTGGAGATGGAGTAAAGAGTCACACGCTAAACATATAACTATGTTCACTAGCCTATTGACATACTGGAAGTTGTTAAAGAACTACGACCCATCTGATGCGTAATGTCAAACAGTTTAAGGCTGCATTAAAATATGGGTATCGTAGTGGTCTTGAAATAAAGGTATCTGATTACTTAAAGGAATTACAACAAGACTTTAGATATGAATGTTTTAAAATAGAGTGGGAAGACTTAATGTATAGAACATATACACCAGACTTCCTACTACCTAATGGCATTATAATAGAAGTAAAAGGTCGTTTTGTGACTGCAGATAGGCGTAAACATCTGGCTATACAAAAGCAACATCCAAACCTTGACATTAGGTTTGTGTTTGAGAGCAGTAAAAGAAAATTAAATAAGGGTTCTAAGGGTACATATGCAAGCTGGTGTGAAAAGTACAATTTTTTATATTATGACAGAATTATTCCACAAGAATGGTTAAAAGAAAATAATAAAAAAACAAAAACACTATGGCAATTAAGTGATAAAAGTGTTATACCTTTCCCATTAAAGAAAACAAGGAGAACATAGTATGGAAGAAAAAATATACATAGACTTTGAACCTAACGATTTTATTATAAGAATTACTCCTGTACTAGATGGGAATAATAAGTGGGTAGGAGAGTTAAGAGTTGGAACTATAACTACAGATGATAACACACTAGATGATGAAGACTATTCTCACTTAATGTATTTATCTACTATGTTATGTGCTTCTGTACCTTTCATGGAACAGGATGATAAATTTAGAAGTATGCTAGACAAGTATACTCAGGAAACATTAGAGCCAGTTAAGACTAAACCTACAATAGAATCTATTAAAGATAATGTTGTAAAGTTAAAATTTCATTAGGGGTCACTATGAAAGTAAAAGTATATCTTAATTTGAATCTAGATGAAGACGATTATCCAATACCTGTTGACGGGTTTGTTGATGAAGAAATAAATGAGGCAATACATGAATTTATATATGATATTGATGGTATGACTATAGATACAATTAGAATAACAACGGAGTAGACACATGAGTAATTATTTACCAACAGATTATCAAGCGTTTATACATACATCTCGTTACGCAAGATGGTTGGACAAAGACAAAAGAAGAGAGAACTGGGGAGAGACTGTAAGCAGGTATGTAGATTACATGGCTGATAAAATAGGGTATAACCTAGACACTAAAATACGTAATGATCTATACGATGCTATTGCTAGTCTAGCTGTGATGCCGTCTATGAGAGCTATGATGACTGCTGGCCCTGCACTAGACAGAGATAATACAGCAGGGTACAATTGTAGCTACCTACCTGTAGATGACCCCAAGAGCTTTGATGAAGCTATGTTTATACTCCTTTGTGGTACAGGTGTTGGGTTTAGTGTTGAACGACAATACATATCTAAGCTACCAGAGATACCACCACTGTATAATAGTGATACAACTATAGTGGTCAAGGATAGTAAAGAAGGTTGGGCTAAAGCACTACGTCAACTGCTTGCATTACTATGGGCAGGTGAGATACCCAAGTGGGATGTGTCATTAGTTAGACCTGCAGGAGCTAAACTAAAAACATTTGGTGGTAGAGCATCTGGCCCTGCACCATTGATAGATTTGTTTATGTTTGTGGTTGGTACATTTAAGACAGCACAGACTCGTAAGCTATCAAGCATAGAGTGTCACGACATTATGTGTAAGATAGGTGAGATAGTTGTTGTTGGTGGTGTACGTAGGTCAGCTATGATCAGTCTATCTAATCTATCTGATGATCGTATGAGACATGCTAAGTCAGGTAACTGGTGGGAAGCTGCCCCTCATAGAGCGTTGTCAAATAACAGTGTGTGCTATACAGAGAAGCCCGACATGGAGACATTCTTACGTGAGTGGACAGCACTTGTAGAATCTAAGTCAGGTGAGCGTGGTATCTTTAACAGACAGGCTGCACAGAAACAAGCAGCTAGGAATGGTAGACGAGATGCTGACTGGGAGTTTGCTTGCAACCCTTGTTCTGAGATAATCTTACGACCATACCAATTCTGTAATCTTACAGAGATAGTT